GCTGTATGGAGCTTTTGAGGTTTATAAAGACTATATGGAAATGAAAGAACAGATACAGTCTTATGTTGCTCCAGATTTATCAGGACTTCAAGAACAGATGAGTGTTTTGAGTGCTGACGTCAATGGTTTAAAAGACATTTCATCGTCTCATGTTAAAGTTATTGATACTTATGGAGATAGATTAGAGTTTTTACAAAACGGTATTGAGATCAACGAGGCAGCGTCAAGAGATATGAAAAATAACATGCGTGAAGATATCTCAAGAGTTGAGAAGATTGTAGACAACGTTGAAGATGATATGAAAAAGATTGAAGGTGATGTTAGAGAAGCAATTCAAAATGCTGAAGAACGCTTCGAAAATAAACGTGATGGGCTTCAGAATGATTATGATGAAAAAGCAAATCGTTTGTCAGAGAGCAATACGTCACGTATGGATGAACTAAATAATAAAGTTGATCGCAATATTTCTCGCATGGAATCTAAAATTGAATCTGAAATGAAAGATTTAGAGGATCGGTTAGGTAAAAAGCTACAAAGAGCACTAGATAATCCTCTAGCAAATTAACATGGTTTTGTTAATATTCACTCTTATTTGGTGTATGATTATGTCTGGTATGGTAGTATCAGCAGTAGTTATTCATGATTATTTACTCTTGAAAGACTATGACATTCCTCAGACAGATTCTGAAATTAGAACAGTTATGTTATATGCTAGAATACATGAAGCGAATGAAAAATATTTTCCAACTCCTAAGCAAAAACCTGCTGATAAGCTAGCAAAACTTAGACAAGGTCTTAGATAAGTGCAAAAACTGACTTTAGGTAAAAATGTTATTTTTTGTGCAGGACGTTCAGGTTCTACGCTCTTTAGAGAAAATGCCGATAGTGTAATTGTTGGTAATTATGAGTTTATACGTTCCCATGGCCTACCTGATTATACATTTAACTGCCGTCTTTTAATAAGACATCCTATTGACAGATACTTTTCAGGCTTATTTTTTGAATGGTCTCAGCGTATCTTTCCGCACTGGTGTGATACATTTTTATCTACTGGAAACTTTTCACACAAACCTTTTAAAGAAAATCCTATGCCTTCTATAAATTTATTTCTCAGAGATATTATGCAGGACTATATTAAACCTGATAAAGAACATTTAGGAAATTGGTTAGTCGATTTAGACTATGAAATTTTAAAGAAATGTAAGATTTGGAAATTTGAGCAAATCGACTATTTAGCTGAGGAAATTAATGTTGAACCAAGGATCGTAAATGATAATTATTTTTTACCCTTTTCATATTCAGAAATGTATAATCAACTTACTCCAGAAAATAAAACATATGTAAATGACTACTTAAGAGATGAGATTATTAGGTATGAGTATATAATGAGTACCTTTTACAACTGTTAAATTAAAATAAATTTATTTGCGGAATTGTAATATAGAAATTATAATAAGTCTATATACCTTTAAAGGAAGTTACTATGACACTATATCAAAATCCATCAGCCACAGACACAGGTAAAACTGAAGACTTTCATCTTCAGTTAGCTCGTGGGCATGTCTCAAATCACTCATCTATACATAAATTTGGTTGGAATACTGGGGTAGGTACCTCAGAGGAAACCGTTTGGGATGGGTCAAATGTTTACTCTTATTCCGTAACAGGCACAGCAACCGCTCATTCTACTACAAATGCTAACGACTCAGCTTCTGCTGTAACAATTCAAGGTTTAGATGAAAACTTTCTTTTAGCAACAGATACTATCACAGTTGATGGAGCTGCGTCAGCTAATCAATATTCACGAATTTTTAGAGCTTATATGACTACCGCTAACACAGGCACTACAAATGTGAATGCGGTTGATATCAAAACTCATAGCAATACCATTGCTCGGATTTCAGCTGGACAAGGGCAAACTTTAATGGCTCTGTACACAATTCCAGCTAATAAAACTGGATATCTTCAAAAAGTTCAATTTACTTCTAACAAAACTGGTCAACCAGCAGTATTTCGTATTCTTTCAAGAATAGCTGACGGTAATCCTGCTAATGAAGGACCGTTTAGAACTGTAGGTCAGTTTGGTCAAATGGACGGACCAACACAATATGAATATAACTGTCCTATTAGACTCGCGTCTAATACTGATGTTGAAATTAGAGCTATAGGTACAGCATCAGCCCCAGCTTGTGGAGCGGCATTTGATTTAATATTAATTGACGGACAAGACACTGTAATCCCTGGAACAGGAGTTGACTAATGATTAGATATTTTTTACCTGCACTATTGCTTTCAACCTCTGTTATGGCTGATGATTTTTTACAGATGAGAGAGTTTCGTGATAACGTATGCTATGACGGAGACACTTGTTACGTTACAGCTCCTTCACTCCCAGAACCTCTTCAAAAAATGAGTATCAGAATATTAGGCATTGATACTCCAGAGATTCGTGCAAAGTGTGACGATGAAAAGCGACTAGCATATGAAGGAAGAGATTTTGCCAACCATATGTTCCGCGAAGCGGAAACTATAGAGTTTGCGAATCTACAGTGGGATAAATATGGTGGCAGAGTGTTGGTTGATGTGTATTTAGATGGAAAATCTTATAAAGATGAAATAATTAACTCTGGATTAGCGAGGCCTTATGATGGCGGAACAAAAACCTCTTGGTGTCCTACCGAATAGTCCTCTTGCTAATGCAATGGCTCAACCTCAGCTGATGCACGTTAAGCATGAAGATTATGGTGTCTCCAAGTTGAAGAAAAGGATTAAAAATGACAGAGATGCTCGCAAGAATGTTAGATGATACTCTTTGGATCTACACTGCGATAGCAGGATCTTTATTAGGAGCAGCTTTTCTAGCTTATTTTAAAGATACTCGTGCTGGCTTATGGTGTTACGCTAAGTTAGATCAGACACTTGATTATCTTGTAGAGAGATGGGGCTGGACTTGGTTAGAACAGCCGACTGATGCATGGAGAAAAAAGTATCCTTATGTCACTAAAAAAATTGATGAATTAGAAGCTCGCATTGAGCAACTAGAAAATAGAACAAAAGAGCACAACAATGTTGGAAATTACCAAGACTCTTTTGATTAGGAGAAACAATGAGTGAAGAACAAACCCCTCAAGGATTTCACCCTGCCGATTCAAACGGTGATGGTGTTGTGTCTCAAGAAGAACACAGAATGTATTTAGAATTTAAACGTAAAGAAATGGAAGACGCTGATGCGCAAAGAGATGCTATCCGTAAAATGGCATGGTTCTCTCTTGCTGGTCTTTTAGTTTATCCAATCGGTATTGCAGTAACTTCTCTACTAGGATTAGACACAGCTGCAGGATTAATTGCTGATATTGCACCTACCTACTTTGCGTCAATCGCAGTGTTAGTGTCAGCCTTCTTTGGAGCAGATGCCTTAAAGAAAAAGTAAGATAAAAATATACATATAAAGGAGAGTAAAGATGTTCCCCAAGCGCATTTTTACGGCTCTAAGCTCTTCTAAAGGGGTTAGAAAAAGCCTCGTAGTGGGTATGCTATCCGCTACGCTAATGTCTTCTACGGCATTAGCACATACAAATTCAATTGGTTATGTTGGAGACGGTAACGGAGGTTTAAACTTCTGGTACGGTTCTTGGCATGACGGCACAACGTTCAATGAAGCAGAGATAAAAATTACGCATCCAGACGGTACTACTAGTGTTGATGCGTTTGATTTGCTGTCTCAAGATTCCCCTGCTGGTTTAATTTCTGGTGTTAACTTCTTTACGTCAGATGGTACACAACTAGTACCGTATGACCCTACAGGTTCTTCAAATGGAGGAGTAACTCAAGAATCATACACTTGGCAGGGTCTTAACTACACTCTTGCTCCAGGAACCTACACTTTTACCTATATTCCTTTAGGTGACCCTGAGTCTAATCTTCCAGGTTCGGCAACGGCAGAGTGGATGCCAATGGATCAGGTTATTCGTAGTTTAACAATCACACTTACACAAAACGACATTGATGGTGATGCCAATAATAACGGTATTCTTGATATTAATGAAGTAGCTGTCGGCTCAGCTTCTGGGGGACCTACTGTTGTAAGTCAAGGCTCTAGCCAAGTGATTGGGTATATAGCTGTATCTGGGGGTGTTATTCAAATTATTCAGCGTACACAGACAGATACTACCTGGGATAACATGAGCGACGGAACTACTGCCAATCAACAGTCTACTGTAACAAACCTTTCTGACTGGATTGGTCGTGTTGATCAAATTGCAACTGCTCAAGACTCTGTTAACGCTTTAGTACGTAATCTTGAGTTTGATGGTCCATCAGCTATTCGTTCAAATCATAAGTATGATAATGGGATGAAAGGCGATACAAAAGGATTTTCTTTTGGTGGAAAACATCAAAATGAAGAGGGCGTCGTTATCGGCGGTGGTTTTGCTAATATGGACACTGATCTGAAAAATGACTCTGATTCTGTTAAGTCTAAAACAACTACGTTTATGGGTAGTATTGGAAAAGAGTTTGATTTTGCCTATGCTGAAGCTAAGGTTCAACGCTCTACAAGTACTTTTGATGTCTCAAGAACGATTGGTGAATTTTCTAACTCTGGTAATACCAAAGGTTCAGATACAAAGATAAGTATCACACTTAATAAAGACATTAATGAGAAACTATCTGTAATCGGTGGTGTTACTAAAGGAAGACAAACGGTAGCCGGATATACGGAAAGTGGTTCTGTTCAGTCTGCTAGAACTGTTGCTAAACATACTAAAAACTATACCTATGGTACAGTTGGAGGTAACTTAGATTTAGGATTAGTTAATTTATCTGCTGTTCGTCACACTGACAATGTTAATGAGCTTTCTGCTGGTATTTCAAAAGATAACAATAATGTTATTTGGGAAATCAAAGTTAAAAGATCAATGACTAGCTTAGGTAATTCAAATTCACTTGATGCCGGACTTAATATAAAGTTTTAATTACCAAATACTTGCTAATTGGTTTGCGATAAGATAATATATATTATCTTTTAAAAATCGCAAACCTATTAGTACGCAAAGGATTATAACTATGTGGATTGAGAAAAAATACTCTGATCCTTGGCCTCATATAGTAATTGATAACTTTTATCCCGATGACATTTGGGAGTATCTTACTAAAGATCGACAAAGTCTTTTTGATCAGTATAAAAATGATGCAGTTACAGAGCCAATCAATATCAATTATACTTGTGTTCAAGATAAAAAACTGCTCGACTTTTTTACTTCTAGAGTGTCACTAGATTATTGTATATCTAATTTTCCAGAGCATAGAGACTATGATACAATAATTCCTTGGATTAACTTAAAGATAGATAGAGATATTCTTGATGAATACATGTTTCCTATTCATGTAGATTATCACACCAAGGTATTTTCCTGTATTACATACATAGAACCTCTTCACGCAAACGGGACTATCTTATTTGACGAGAATAAAAACTTTGATAGAGTGGTCGCATGGAAACCTAACAGAGCAGTTATTTTTTCTTCTGTTGAGAATGTAACTTGGCACACTTGGGGAGCATGGGAAAAAGAGTCAAGATATACAGTAGATTTTTTCTGGCAAAGAGAAAATTCAAAAAAAGAAGGTGGTTTAGGTTACGATTAAGTTACTTTTGTATTCTCACAAGGTTCTCTTTCAATTACAATAAACAAAATTATGGAGAACTTATGGAATATTTTAACCAGACTCAAAATGATTGGCGTATTGCTCAATGTTGTCAATGGCATGATAAAGCTTTAGCCAAGCGTTACAACATGGGAACCACCACTAAGACTTATGCTCTCAAAGAAGGCGGCAAAGAAAAAGTTCAGTCAAAAGCTCTTTCTAATTGTAATAAACTCGTTGACGCTCTAGAAAACTACTTTCCTCATCAACCCATCAACTTAAGAGCCTTCAGAATTTCATCTGAACTCTTTCCTTGTTATACTCTCGATTTTACTAACGACTGGTACGATGAGATCAGAGACGAGCTGAAAGAAATTCTTGCTAGAGCTGGTCAGGCAGCTAAAAAGCACTCTGTTCGTCTTTCAGTTCATCCAGGTCAGTATACTGTGCTTGCTTCAAATAAGCCTGATGTAGTTGAGAAGTCTATTGAAGATCTTGAGTATCACGCACTGTATGGTCAGTATATGAATCTTCCTGCTGAAGATTTTTCTATGAATATTCACTTACAAGGACTCTATGGAGGAAAACACGAAGATGGTATTAAACGGTTCGCTACCCACTTCCCATACCTTTCCGACTATGCCCAAGGCTGTTTATCCGTCGAGAATGAAGATAAACCCAACGGTTATGACATCCGCCACACACTTGAACTTGCCCAGCGTATCCCCATTCGCTGCACACTTGACACACACCACTATGCCTGCCACCGAATGGTTGAAACAGAAAAGGTTAAATTGGAAGAGAAAACAGTCAATAGGAAAGTTAGAGACGTGGATCATATCTCCCACACAGACGACTACTTCATTGAAGCTGTCAAGAGCTGGCGAGGAGTACGCCCGTTGTTCCACAAATCACAATCATTTCATCCCGACAATCCAGACTACTGGATGAAGCCTAACGCCCATTCTGAGACTTACTGGGACGAAGAGTTGATGGCTCGTCATGTACCTATGTTAGAGTATGCAGACTTTGATATTGAGGCCAAGTTCAAAGAAGTTGCTGTTCAAGGATTTTATGACTTTATTAAGACTGAGGAACAGTTTGCTAACGAACCTGTTGTAGCAAAAAGACTATGAGCACTGCTTTAGTTCCTTACGAAGACAAACAGATTTCTTTTGTTTTTAGTCTAGTTGAGGATGATATTGAACTAGTTGACCGAGAGAGTGTAAAAAGGTACTTACCTGATATATTAGGTAGAGCTTTGGCACGGAGTTGGATAGATCAAGATTACAAAAGAGCACTTATGTTCGATGTTAAATCTACTCTTGCGAAAGGGGGCGTAACAGTCCCTGATGAATATGAGTGTGTCTTTGAAACTACTACAGGTCAACGAGCTAAAATTGTCGTATATGAGAAGGCTAGGAATAATTTTAAAATTAGAGTTTGTGGACTCTCATTAACTATGGTTGCATCAAGATAGGAGAAGTTATGCAAGAAGGACCGTTTTATACTGCTGTAAAAGCAAAGCACGAAGGTGTCATCAAACAAGAATTTATCACATATTATATAAATGAGGACGGCAATGTAGCAAAATCTACGGCTGTCAGAAAGTTTTTTCCTGATGATTACGTTGATTCTACTTCTAAGGAAATTTTCTCACAGATAAAATAAAAATTTGACTCTACATATGTGTAAGGTATAATGAGGATGTATTTGCATCCTCATTTTTTTTTTGGAGAACTAATGGCAGTAAGAAAATTTAAAAAATCATCTAATGGTACTTATATGTGGAAAACTATGAGTTCCTCTGTAAAACGTAGACCAAAACAGGAGTGGTGTGCTTTTTATACTCCTCAAGGTAGAATGGTCTCAAAACCTGCTGGAAGAAGACCTAGAAATGTTCATCCAGAAGATTGGTGTGCTATGAAAACACCATTTAGAGGACAAGTAAAAAGGAGTTATTGATGCCTGCTAAAAAGAAAAAAAGTAAATCTACTGTCAACAAGGCAGGTAACTATACTAAACCTACAATGCGTAAAAGACTTTTTAATAAGATTATGCGTGAAGGTAAGGGCGGACGCCCAGGTCAATGGAGTGCTAGAAAAGCACAAATGCTAGCAGCTGCTTATAAGCGTGCTGGCGGAGGTTATAAATAATGCAAATTAAGAATGATGGTTTATTCGTGTTAGATCCGCAAGGTGACCCGAAACCCTATAACTTACCAACAGAGGGTAAGGTTATAATATGTGGTATTCCCGGCGCATTTACCGGAGGTTGCACACGCAAGCACCTACCAGGATTTGTACAAGCTATTAATGATGAAACTTTAACCGATAAAGTTGTTTTTATTGGGGTTAACGATCCTATGGTTATGGATGAGTGGAATAAGATACATGGACATCCTAATATTGATTCTGTAGGTGACCCGTTAGCTACTTTTACTAAAAATGTTGGCAAAGACAGGCACATGGGAGATGCTATGGGAGTGCGTAGTACACGTTATGCTATGCTTGTTGAAGATGGAGAATTTGTAAAGTTTTATGAAAATCCATTCATTGACGGGGTGTTGTAGTAGACTGGTTTACCGTAAGTTTATAAATGAACAGAAAAAGATTACAGCTAAGAGGAAAAAATAATGGCAAAAAAACCTAGTCAACGTTCTCTTGAAAATTGGACACGACAAGAGTGGCAATACTCATCTGAAAAAGAAGGTAAGAAACCTCGCAAAAAACGAGGACGTTATCTTCCAAAAGCTGCTTGGGCTGCACTGTCTCCTGGTGAGAAGCGCGCAACTAATGCAGCTAAACGCAAGGGGTCCAAGGCGGGTAAGCAATTTGTTAAACAACCTAAAAAAGTTGCTAAAAAGACTCGGACCTACAGGAAAGGAGTTGGTGGATGAACTGGATTACTAATCGTATCAAAGAACATTCAACTCACCAGGGTGTTATCGCTATTGCTGTTGCAGCAGCGGTGATCTGGGGAGGTATGGCTCTACTTGACATAATTGTCTGGGGAGGCCTCATTTGGGGCATCATGAACATCATTCGTGACGAAGGATAAATCATGTCAAAAACGCGTAAAAAGCCCAAGATAAATATTTCAGAGCTATTACGTAAGCACAAGGCGGGCAAGAATATTGGTTCTACGAATCGTGCTCGCCTTGTAGCACGCGGGCTAATAGCCCGAAAATCTGGCCCTCACAAGGGTCGGAAAATAGACCTAGGAAAGAGAGGAAAGTCCTAATGATGAAAAAAGGCGGAAAAAGAGGTGGAGGAAGAGGCGGTAAACGTAAGTAACGTTGACTGGCCTTCTTATTTTGCTTCAATAGTGTCAGTATGCCCTTGGAGTAGAGCATACTGGCATAAACAAAAGATTGACGTTCAATTATGGAAAAGTGAGATCATACCACTTGAAGAGTATGTAGCTAGAATGTATATACATAAACATGCAAGCGGCAGACAGCTTAAAAAAATAATGGAACGAATGAATGAAATAAGACCTGAAGAAGAATGGCTATTTAGTCACCCAATTTTTAAAGGACACTCAACACCTGTCCCTATTCTAATTCAACAAGATTTAGAAATCTTAACTAAAGCAAGAAAAGGAAGAGAAAATGGCAATGCACGGTAATAAAAAAATGAATAGTAAAAAGAAACCTATGTCTGGTGGAGCTAAGAAAAAAATGAACGGTAACGGTAATGGTCTTACTGCTGCTCAAAAGAAGCTTCCTCCCGCACTTCAGAAAGCGATTCTGAAGTCGAAAAAGAAGAAAAAATAATGTATGCGAAAGCAGCAAAAATGGCAATGTTCTCTTCCATTGTCTACTCTGAATTTGAAGAGCTTAACCATAAATTACTAAAAATGGGTTTTAAAGACTGGTCATGGTTTGATCGCGAAGGAACCCAGGCTTTTGTACTAATTGATGGAGATGAGATTGTAATCTGTTTTAGAGGCACTGAGCCAGACAAAATGACAGATGTTTTTGCAGATCTCAAAGCGTGGCCTAAACGTAGCCAAGAAAGAGGCTTAGTCCATTTTGGTTTTGCTCAAGCTCTTGATAAAGTGTATAGTGATATTGTTGGTCATGTTGATTACTTAAAATCAAATTCTAACATAGACTATAAAATTGTGTGCACAGGGCATTCTTTAGGGGGAGCTTTAGCAACTCTCTGTGCTAGCAGAATGGATTCTCATGAAGCTTATACTTTTGGGTCTCCTAGGGTTGGAACTAAGTCATTTTGCAAAGAGATGCAAACAGATGGTATTAAGCACTATAGATTTGTCAACAACAATGATGTTGTTACAGCAGTTCCATTCTGGTTTATGGGCTATCGTCACTACGGTCATCTTGAGTATATCAACCATTATGGTAACATACGTAAAATGACTTTTTGGCAAAGGTTTAAGGACAAACTAAGAGGTAGAAAAGCCGCTTGGAAAAATAAACAACCTTTTGATGGTGTGAGAGATCATGACATCAATGCTTATTATAAAAAGATATATAATGTCAGTTTACAGAGCGAGGACTAATTGTCCTTTATGTCATCAAGATAATGAAGTCTGGTTCGAGAGGGGCGTTATTGTCCCTCTCGATCTAGTTGAGTGCCCAAAATGTGAACATCTTTTTGAGGCAAACAACTTTGTTTCTTCTTTCATCGAGATGAGGAATAATATTTCGATTTCCTCTAATTCATTACAATACTCAGCCACTATTTGATTGCTTGTTGCTTTAATTTAAGTTATATTTATACATAATCTTAACAAGGAGTACGACATGGCAAAAGGCAAACGCTCTAGTGGTAAAAACTACGTTTCGAAGGGTGAGCGACCTTCCGTTTCTAAAAATATCCGTAAGTCTATTCGACTAGACTATATGCAAACTGATGCAAGGCTTGCTAATCAGGTGAGGGCTTGGCGTGCACATAAAAATGTAATGCTTACTATTCCGAACCCTGATAAGAAAAATACTAAAGAACGCTTTCTTCGTGTCCCCGCTATTGATGTGTGGGGGTATCCTCGTGATATGCAAATTAAGATGCGCTAATGCCTGAGGGTCCTGAATGCACTCGTACAGCACGGCAAGTAAACCGTGCTGTACAGGGTAAACAACTTGTAAATTTCAACTTCATTTCCGGTAGGTATACTAAAAATTTGCCTATAGGTTTTGCAGATTTTTATTTCGCTATTGACGAAAAGCCCTTACCTGTAAAAGGGGTATACAACAAAGGTAAATTTATTTGGTGGGAGTTCGGTGATCTTCTACCAATTTGTTATATGTATACCACTTTAGGTATGACAGGTAATTTTAAACTCCAACCATCAAAACATACTCGTCTTGCGTTTTATTTTGATGATGATTCGGCAGTATATTATAATGATCAACGTAATTTTGGTACTATTAAGTTTGTATTTGATGATAAGGATCATCAGAAAAAATTGGCTTCTATTGGCCCTGATATGCTTAATAATCCTTGTTCTTTATCCGACTTTCTTCACATTGCTCGTCGCAAGCCCCGATGGACATTGGTTAAGTGGCTTATGGATCAGTCTCAAATATCTGGTATTGGAAATATCTACAAATCTGAGTCTCTCTTTTTAGCTGCATTAAGACCTGATAGACTTTTAGAAAGTTGTACTGATGACGAACTTGAAAAACTTTATTATGCAGTTTGTAAAGTATTATCAGCATCATATGAGTCTGGAGGGTCAACTATTCGTAACTATTCTGATTTACATAATAATCATGGGAAGTATACTAGGTTTCCATCTAATCCAGATGAAATGATAGCAGCCAGACAATCTCGTGTAATGGTTTATAATCAAAAAGAAGATATTTACGGAAATCCTGTGGAAAGAATTAAACTTAATGATGGCAGAACCACTTTCTGGTCTCCAAAGGTGCAATTTTAATGGTTTGGAAAAATTACGATCCTATTAAACAAATGCCCCACTTATATGAGGGTTATGTAGGTGATGACGGAGTTGTTATCCCTACCACTGATGATGTAGCTTACGAAAATAATAAAGATTTTCGTTGGATCTATAATAAAATGACTATTTGTCAAACTCAAAAGATACCTCATGGACCAGTAGGAACTACTCCTACAGAATATCCTGTCTGTGTCAAGCCTACATTTAACTTGTTTGGCGGATCCATTGGTTCAATTGTTTGTCACACCGAGGAACAGTACCGACAAGTAACCAACCCAGGAGCATTCTGGTCAAGGTATGCTATGGGAGAACATTACTCTATAGATTTTATATTAAAAGATGGTGAGATATTGACTCATTTTGCCATGAGAGGTGAAAAGCTACAGCACGGAGCCTTTGATTATTGGGAACTTGTCAAACTCCCGATGAAAGAAGAGGACTACATTTGTAGCTGGATTTGGAACCACATGGGTGGCTACACTGGAGTTCTCAATATTGAGATGATAGGTTGTCAGATCATTGAGGCTCAGCTTCGTATGGGAGATTTAGACCGTCTCGGAGATCATGAATTGATGGATGCAATCTATAATCTATACAATACGAACACTTGGGATTGGCAACCTAATGACTATACTCCAGATACCTTCTATCTAGCAGCACTTTTTGGACAGCCTGATACGCAGTTCACTCTTAATTTAGAATTATTTGACTATATATGCGGCGAGGAATTAGTCTATTATCAGTTTGATGATCCTGATCTATATTTCACTAATCCTGCGCATGGTAACAGGATCGCCCTTTTTTGTGATGATAATTTAGATAGAGTTATTAAAGCAAGAAATATTGCTATTGAAATGCTTACTCCAGATATTGATGGTAAATATATATCTCCTTTAATTGGCTTTCAGGATTTAAGTATTTAATTGCCTAATACGTGTTTTTTCTATATATTATGATTATGAAAAAACAAAAAAGAACCAAAGCCCAAATTAGACAAGATCATGAACAGTGGCTCCTTAAAAGAGGAGTTCACCCTTCTCAACTTGCTAAAGCTAAAAAATCTAAAGCTGATTTCCCTAACTATAAATCTGACATTGTTACTGCACCTACGTCTGATCGTGTCGGTAATGGTTTTGTAAAAGGTAGCAAGCGTTATTCTGGTAGTGGTGTTCATATTGGCCAGGCTTATAACAAGGGAAATCTTGTAGTTTTATCTTCTAAAGAAGCATCAGATTCATCAACAGGTAAGAGACGATAATGGACAGTATTGAGCGCGCAAAATGGAATAAGTATGCTAACGATTACATTCGCAAGGTAGAGGCTTTCTGTCAGCGAGAAATTTATAAAAAGTTCTCACTGGGTAGTGTTAGACTAGACTGGGACCCAAAACGTCGTTCATCTCGTGGAGGAATGTACGCTGATGGACCAGGCATAAACATTGCAATGAATCACCTTTGTCGTGATCATAAAGGCGAAATCTACAGAGTTTACGAATATAAGTCTTTTGATGATCATCCCGACATTGGGGGCTTTTATACTCGTAGAAACTATGATAAATTAGACATGGTTATTCTACATGAGATTGCACATGCGCTTCAATACTACTCCTACAAGATTAATCGTCATAGGTGTAAACCTCATGGCCCTGTATGGAAAAATTTTTATAGCCGACTAAGAAACGCCTTTCTTAACTATACTCTCGAAAACCAACACGAAATGGCCGAAGAGTATCAACGAATTAAGGACGAGATTGTGGGCATCAAGAAAGAACCTCTAATTGCAAGAGCCGCATCAA